GCCAGGCTGATAGGTGGAAGCAAGATGCGGGCCAGGCTGATAGGCGTAGATCGTGCTAGGATGCAAGAACCGTGCCAACCCTCCTTTGAGGGCCCCCTTTAGTCCTATAGCGACCCTCCATTTAGGGTCCCATGCCGAGCCTCGGCGCCGGGGGCCCCACAAAACCCAAGCTCGTTTGAATTTTTTGGTTAAATGCCGGAATAACGTATGGTTTTTTATATTTTTTCAAACACATAGAAAAGGTATATTGATAACAGTCTGGGTAGTATGGGTATTTCCAATTTAAACCCACCTAAATATTTTATTTATTTAATTAATTAATTAATTAATTAATATAAAAGAGGGGTACTACTGTGTCTGTTATCAATATACCGATAAATCCCCAATGGAATCAACAAGTTACAATCGTCAAAATTTGAAAGTATATTGAAGTTATCCTGACTGCCTATTTTTTATACAGACTGTTATCAATATACTTCTTAGAAACGCAGAGATTTGGGGCATAACCTCGATATACGTGCATTATTATAGATATACGTATAAGGATATTAGATGAAACGAATCAACCCAAAAACTGGAAACCCGTTCTATCGTCATGATACCAGGGCCAAAGACAACAAACTTTTCTTTGCCTACACCAACATCGTGAAGCGAGACGGCTTCTTTAAGGAGATCTGGTTGACGCCGGACTCTATGGCAAAACAGTTGAATAACAACGCTAAGGGCAAGCGCAAAGGATACGTGCGCAGGTCCGACCGTTTGCCCCGGGGGAGCTCTTACTTTTTCAAGACGCACCCAAGGGCAAAGTCTGACTACTTTAAGATCCGAGACGAGTTAAAGGCTGACCCGAGCATACCATTTGAGGACTTGTTAGAGATGCTAGACAGCGAGAGGCATGAGGTGCTTGAGTACCTTAATATCACTATACCAAGCTGAAACGCAGAGATGGCATTTACTGTAACGCAAAAGATATTGACGCTAGACTATTGGAAGTTGGCGGGTACGGTTCAAAAAGGCGATTATGTATTTACCAAACAAGGACAACTGGCAAGAGTGGAGTTGGTTCAACTGTATCGTCCAGAGTCCTGCTATGAGGTCACGTTCAATGATAACCTATCCGTATGTGGTGATGGGAGACTGGGACTACCAGTCGAGAACCCAAAGTACAGACAGAGAACGTACCAATACCAAGGTAAGTACAAGTTCAGGCGACCACTGCAAGAGTTTAGGATATCTGAGCACCTAGAGACGGCATTGACAAACGGACGGGACCGTCTCATTTACTCAGTACCGACCGCGAGGCCCCTGGAGTTACCGCATCAATTCCTGCCGGTGCCACCATGGATCTTTGGTTTCTGGTACATGAACCGCAGACCGAATGGGTCCATGCTATGCCCCGATAACGTAGACCTGCAGGCTTTTCCGGTCAATGGGTATCAGATCATATCCGGCTACAAGATGCAGAACGGTAAGCGGGAGTTTACGACCAAGCCAGATATTGCGGACCAGTTCTTTCCGGATGTCATAACCAAGATCCCAAACAACTACCTACTAGCCAGTCACGAACAGCGGATGGAGTTACTGAGTGGTATCGTGCAGGGCAAACCAAACCAGTACAACCCTACCAAGGACCACTTCAGGATTACGGACTATCATTACGGGACTGTCCTGCAAATCCAGGGACTGGTTGAGTCACTAGGCAATAAAAGTAAACTTCTTTTCAATGAGCAGTTGAAAAATTATACATTGACATTTAGGACGAGGCATAAATTGATTGAGAATCAGGCCTCGCCGCCCATTCGAGTGCATAACGCAAGAAGATACATCATCGGAATACGAAAAATCCCGTCCGAAATGTGCATACATATAGAAACGGACAGCCCAGACAACACAATTTTAATTGGAGAAGGTTACATACCATGTCTTTGACACCAAAACAAGAGAAAATCTTAGCAGATTTTGCAAAAACACACGCCCACTGGCCAAAAATGCAACTAGATGCCGCAATATGGCAGGTAAAGTGGACATTAACGGCGCTTCCGCATCAAAAAGAGCCCGATGACGGACATTATGACACCTTTCTGATGTTGGCGGGTCGTGGATCTGGCAAAACCCACACAGCGTCGCACTGGATTGGTATCCGGGCATGGAAATATGACCACACCAGATGGTTGGTGACGGCCCCGACATCGAATGATATCCGGGCTACCTGCTTTGAGGGTGACTCTGGGTTGCTTAATATCATACCGAGTACCTTGATCAAGGACTACAATAAGTCTCTGTTTGAGATAACGCTAAAGAACGGATCCATCATCCAGGGTATTCCTGCATCAGAGCCCGAACGTTACCGTGGAAAGCAGTACCACGGGGGTTGGATGGACGAGTTGTGTGCGTTCGACTACATCGACGAGGCCTACGACGGTATCCAGTTCACGATGCGTCTGACGGATCCTCGCATACCGCGAGTACAGCAAATTATTACCACTACCCCTAAACCGCTTGAGGTCATTGTGGACCTCAACGAGGGTAAGATCGGAGGTGATGTCTATGTAGTTAACGCAAGCTCATACGACAACCGGGCGAACTTGTCTAATACGTTCTTCAAACAGCTAGAGACCTATGAGGGTACTGATCTTGGACGGCAGGAGATTTACGGTGAGATCCTGGACCCTGAGAGTACGGGTATCATCAAGAGAAAGCACTTCAGGACGTGGCCCGCGAATATGCCAACCCCTAACCTGGAGTACGTGATCGCCAGCTATGACCCAGCGACAAGTGAGAAGACGATGAACGACCCAACAGCCTGCACGGTATGGGGCGTCTTTGAGAAGGACGACTCAGGTACGTGTATTATCTTACTGGATGCATGGGACGCACACCTGGCGTATCCAGAGCTCAGGCGTAAGGTCATTGATGACTTTAAGGAGGTCGTGTACGGGGCCGATAATACGTTTGGCAAGGGGCGTAAGGCCGACCTGATACTCATGGAAGACAAATCGGCGGGTATATCCCTCATACAGGAACTGCAGGGATCTGGTGTGCCCGTTCGTGGATATAATCCACATAGGGCCGATAAGGTGCAGAGGCTGAACATTGTAGCCCCACTGGTAGCCAAGGGTAAGGTATACATACCCGAGGATACTGCCAAGAAGGGTGAGTTTGCGGAGTGGGCAAAAAGATTTATTCGGCAGGTATGTTCGTTTCCGGAGGCAAAGGGCCATGATGACTACGTTGATTCGCTTTCTCAGGCGCTACGAGTACTACGCGATTCTGGTTGGATTCAGCTTGATATGTTGCCTCCCAGGGATTATAGTTATGTGGATGATCAATTAAACAAGAAGATGTCAAACCCATACGCACAATAGGGCGGGGCACTGAATATTAATGCATTAGTATTAATAGTATGATAGACTTACTTAAAAGCCCCCGCCAGATCCTAATGGATGAGACCGGTTTACCGCAACTGGACTCTAGCTTATTAAATAACGCCCCAACACCTCCAGGGGTCCAATCCCATGCTACTGGCGGGGCTATTGATAAAAACCTATCAGCGGCGGATATGGTGGCCGCGATGATATATGGCGGTCATACCCCACCTAAGTTTCAGTACGCGGGCGGTGGAATAATTAAAGAATTAATGCCTTTTGTTGAAAGAATGGCAAATAAAGCAAAGTTTCTTGAGCCAAGCGTTGAAAAAAATGTAATGTACCACGGCACTAGCAATTCGCCAACAAACAGTCAAGGAATAACAGCATTTAATCCCTCAGCGGGAGTATCAGTAAATCCTGCGGCAGATAAAGTTACACGTCGTATGACATTTTTATCGCCATCTTCAGAATTTGCCGGATATTATACGGGAAATTTAGAAAAAGGTAATCCTACAATTTACCCTGTGCATGTACAAGCAACAAATCCTTTTGATTACAACAATCCAGAACATGTTCAAAGATTAGCAAATAAAGTTATTAACCCGACGGGCGGGGAAATAACTGGTAATCAATATCGACAAATAAATGATTTACAAGATTCATTAAGTCGAGGTAAATGGGAAGCAATAGAAAAACCAGAAGTACAACAAGCCGCTCAAGATTTAGGGCATGATTCAATGTACATGCAAGAAAACGGGATACGTAATTTAGGGGTATTTGATCCCGGAAAAATAAAATCAGCCATTGGTAACGAAGGTACATACGACGTAACAAACCCTGACATACGAAAAGCAGACGGTGGGATAATCAACAAGGCCCTGCCCCATATAGGTCATGCATTTGCGATAGAGCCCGCAATCGACACAGCAAAGGCGTTAATGAACCAACATTGGGGTCATACGTTAGAGGGCATTAGTGACCTAGCGCAAGCGTACTCACCCATGAAGGCATCTGTATTGAGTCAATTGGCTACATACAGCCCAGAACTAAATTCAAATGAAAGCGCCGAGTTGGCTAAGAGGCAGGCAATGCCCGCACTCAGCGTATTAAACAATCCACAGAATCAATAACAAATGGCACAACCTAAATTAGCAATCCAAGCAGGCAGAAACAAGTCGGGCCTAGACCAGGCGGGTAGGGATACTGCTAAAGACTCAGAAGTTAAAGAGTACGAAGAGGAGTTTGGGCTAGATGAAGACACAGCCGAGCAAGAGGTCATTGAGCTTGACGATGGCTCCATTGTTATCAACCTAAAAGAGACCAAGGGACCTCAAGAAGATCCAGACTTCTACGCCAACATGGCGGACGAGATTGATGAGTCTGTACTTGCAAAACTGGCATCAGACTACTTAGATTTTATTGATGTAGACCAAGAGTCACGTAAACAAAGAGATAAACAGTACGAAGAGGGACTTCGTCGCACTGGATTGGGTAAAGACGCGCCCGGAGGAGCCACGTTTGACGGAGCCTCCAAAGTCGTCCATCCTATCATGGCAGAGGCCTGCGTCGATTTCGCCGCATCTTCTGCTAAAGAGTTGCTACCACCTGAGGGTATTGTTAAGTCAAGTATCAAGGGCGAGGCATCAAAAGAGAAAGAAGAGGTCGCAGACCGCAAGGTTAACTTCCTGAACTGGCAGTTAACTGAGCAGGTACCAGAGTACCGCGACGAGATGGAGCAGTTGCTGACGCAATTGCCCCTTGGCGGTTCGCAGTTCTTAAAGTGGCGCTTTGACCCAGAACAGAAACGACCAATGTGTGAGTGGGTCGCGATTGATAACATACTCCTACCGTACTCAAGCACAAACTTCTACACATCACCTCGCGTCACTGAGGTCCAGGATATTACAGAAGATACCTACCTCTCACGCATTGAGAACGGTGACTATCGTGATATAGACTCTAATTACTCATCTGATACGCCGCTCACAGAGCAAACACGTTCAGAGCAGGCCAACGACAAGATCGAAGGCAAAGACATTCCATCTAAGAACATTGACGGACTACGTCGTGTTTACGAGATCACATGTTTCTTACGACTGGAAGACGATCCTTTATCTAAGGGTAAACGTGCGCCGTATATTTTGACTATTGACGAGTCAAGCTCTAAGGTGCTGTCGCTTCGCCGTAACTGGGAGGCCAATGACGAAAAATTAGAGAAGTTAGACTGGTATGTTGAATTTAAATTTATCCCATGGCGTGGTGCTTACGCTATTGGACTGCCTCATCTTATTGGTGGTCTTGCCGCCGCTCTTACTGGTACTCTTAGGGCTTTGCTTGACAGTGCTCATATCAGCAACAGTCAGACAATGCTTAAGCTCAAAGGTGGAAGGATATCTGGACAAAGTGATAGGATTGAACCTACTCAGGTAATGGAGATTGAAGGCGCGCCGGGTGTTGATGACATCCGTAAGATTGCGATGCCGATGCCATTCAACGCACCGTCCAGTGTGCTATATAACTTATTAGGTTGGCTGACCGACGCGGCTAAGGGTGTAGTGACTACATCTGAAGAGAAGATCTCTGACGCGAATAACAATACACCGGTCGGTACTACACAGGCACTGATCGAGCAGGGCGCGAAAGTGTTCTCTAGCATCCACGCCAGACTACACAGATCACAGGCCAAGTCACTTAAAATCATCTCACGTATCAACCACTGGTACCTGGACGAGATGGATAATGAGTCTGGGGAAGAGATTGAGGTACGCGACTTTGCGTACAACAACGACGTTCGCCCAGTATCAGACCCCAACATATTCTCTGAGACACAGCGTCTGGCACAGAACCAGGCACTGTTACAGATGGCGACTACTGCCCCACCAGGCATGTTTGACTTGCGCGCGATCTACCGCAGGGTACTAAGCCAGATGAAGATACCATCCATGGAGGAGGTACTGCCGAACCCAATGGGCGCGGCGGAGTCAAATCCTGCACTAGAGAATGTATCCATGACTATGGGCAAGCCCGCGGCGGCCTACCCAGACCAGGACCATATCGCGCATATCAAGGTCCATATGGAGTACGCAAACAACCCGGCATACGGCGGAAGTCCCGTAATCGGTCCCGTGTTCTCACAGCATGCACTGGAGCATATCAAGCAACACTTGACACTGCACTACCTACAATCCATGCGCGCGTATGTGGCACAGGCCGCAGGCGGTAAAGACGTACTTGACCTGCACGCCGAGAAGCCAATCGACCAAGATGCGCAAATGGCTCTTGCATTGGCGTCTAAGATGGTCAACGAAGAGGCCATGCAGAACATGTCCACAATCACACAGCAGGTCAATGCACTGGCGCAGAAAGTTGCACAGGCACAGCAGGCACAACAACAGGCCGCGGCGGCACAGGACCCAACGGCTCAGGTCATCCTTAAGACCCAGATGGCAGAGACACAGCGCAAGGCGCAAGAGGCTCAGTCTAATCTGCAGTTTGAGATGCAAAAAGAGCAACAGACTTACCAGATTAAGGTAGCTGAGTTGCAACAGAAGATTCAAGATTTACAGACTAAATACTCTACCCAGTCTCAAGTTGACTCACAACGTAACGCGACCCAAATCGCCATGGCAGACATCAACAACTCGTCACGCGAACGTGTGGCTATGATTACAGCTCAAGCCGGACTGACCGCCGACCAGATGGCCATGGCACATGAACAAAACCAAACAGCCTTAGAGGCATCACACCAGGCACAAATGGATATTAATCAACACGGATTAGAGATTCAGCAACAGCAGTTTCAGCATCAGGCCCAGGTAGCACAGCAAGCGGCGCAACAGGCCAGACAGCAAGGTGTTCAGATTCAGCAATCGGCACAGAACCATCAACAGGCAATGCAACAAGCTGATCAGGCGCATCAACACGCGCTAGAGCAAATCCAAGCACAACCCCAACCACAACAACCCACTGAAGGACAATAATGGAAAAAGAACTAGGCTTTCGTAAAGCATACAAGATGACAGGCACACCTGGATACGCAGGAGATACGTCTGTGACTGACATCGACAAAGGTAAGGCAGGATCACACAGAGACAACAACTGGAAGATCGGCGCGGCTCAGGCTAAGTTGACACCCGGCAAGAAAATTGGTCCAGACTTAAACCTTAACCGCATCGGCGGCGGTAACTTCTATTAATACTTTTTAATGCATTTGGGGCGGAAGTTGAAAACTAATGCATTATTATTTATATGAGAGACCCAGTTTACGAAACAATCAATCAGATTAAGATTGAGAAACAAAAACTGGCCGAAGCCGTCACGGCCGGCGTTAATGTCAACTCATATGAAGACTATCAGAGACTGATAGGAAGAATTGAGGGGTTCACTGAGACCCTCGACATTATCAATTCCATATTGACGGAAGATGATGAAAAAGATTAAGCCGAATGGCTTTAAGGAGATTGCCGAATGGCAGTGTACGACTTTGATAAGAAAGATGAGCCGGATTTAAGGTCAGAAAAGGAATGTTTTCCTGATATTGACGTAGGGATTCAGGTTTCAGGCGATAGAGTTCTCGTTCAATTACGCAGAGAGAAAACCACCAGTAAGGGCGGCATTATCCTGGTAGACGAGACAAAACAGACGTTACGATTCAATGAAACGGTAGCCAAGGTAGTCCAGATAGGACCACTGGCATACAAGAGCCCAGACACACTCGAACCATGGCCAGAAGGCGCTTGGTGCAAAGAAGGGGATCTGGTAAGGACCATCAAGTACGGTGGTGACCGATTTGTTGTAAACCCTGACGACGGTGGTGCACCAGTGGTGTTCATTACGTTGCAGGCCCGTGAGATCATCTCTACGATTAAGTCATTTGACTATGCGCAGAAGATGAAAGCGTTTGTAGATTAACTTTTGAAAGAAAAGTATGGCAGAAAAAGAACATAAAGATATCCCTGTTAAAGAGCAGGATGATGGTTCAGCACTTGTAAAAGTAGAGCCCCACGAACAAGACGAGTTTGAAAAAGAGCTCAACAAAGATGCTAAGGACAAAGAGTCCGAAGATCACGAAGATTCAGAAGACGGAGATCATGATGATACGGAAAATTCCGATGACCATGGTGGCTCTGATGATGAGAGAGAAAAGATACGCGAGGCACGACGCGAGGAACGCAGGCTAAAGAAAGAGTTAGCCAAACAGCGCGAAGTATCAGCCAAGCACAAGATTAGTTCACTTGAGAAACGCAACCAAGATTTAGCAGACCGATTAGCACGCTTAGAAAGCGGAGCGGCATCGTTAAGACTTTCGCAAATAGACAAACAAGTAGAGGATGAAGCTACTAGAGTCGAATACGCGAAAATGAAGATGTTGCAGGCGGCGCAAGCAAACGACGTAGCGGCTCAGGTAGAGTATTTGGAACAGTTGACCGATGCAAAGCAACGGTTGGCCCAGATGCAACACTATAAACAACAACAGCTTGAGGCGGCCAAGAAACAGCCACAGAACGTACCAACGCCCATGGCGGCAGAGGTGCAGGAGAATGCTAATTCATGGCTCAAGAAAAACTCATGGTATGACCCTCAAGCAAGAGATACAGACAGTAGGATTGCCAAGGTAATAGATCAAGAACTCGCCGCAGAAGGATGGGATCCGTCGGATTCCGAATACTGGTCAGAGTTAGACAATCGTTTATCAGCACGTTTGCCACACAGATACACAAAAACCAGTGGGGCTAACACCACTAGAAGAGCAGGACCGACCGCCTCTAGTAGGGTATCCAACGAATCGAGCGCCAAGCCGAACACAATCACGTTAAGTCGTGAGAGAGTCCAGGCAATTAAGGACGCAGGTGCGTGGGACAATGTTGACAGACGTAACAAAATGATCCGGGCGTATGCACAATACGACCGCAACAATAAAGGGTAATCCAAATGGCTAATACACGAATTAAACGGGACTTAGATGATCGCCTCGCCGATAGAGTCCAAGAAGTAGCGGACCGTAAAGTAGTTACGGACCCCGACAGTTTTGCACGCCGCGAACGCCTGGATGCGTTCAGAGACAAATGGGCTAATAGTGCACTCCCTGATATGCCTGGAGGGACAATTCCAGGGTATCACTTGTGTTGGTTGTCAACAACTAATACATATGACAGTATCGACAAACGTATGGCGTTGGGCTATGAACCAGTGAAAGCCGCCGAGTTAGGAAATGGCTTTGGGTCGCTAGGTAAGATGAGTTCGGGCAAGTTTGAAGGCTGTGTGTCTTGTAATGAGATGATTCTTTTTAAATTACCAGAAGACGTATATCAAGAAGTTATGCGCATGTTGCACCTTGAGGATCCCCTTGAGCATCAACGCAATATCACCGCGCAAGTGCGTGAGACGGCAGATAGCAAACGTGGCGGACGTTCCTTACTTGAGGGCGGTTTACTGGAGATGGAGAAAGAAACACAAAGAGCGAACAACCAAAATATTCGCTTTGCTTAATAATCTTCAACAACAAAGGAAATTGACTCCATGTCAGCAACATTTCAACCCTTTGGTCTGAAGCCTGTATACCACCCAAGTGGATTAGATCGTGCTGTGCCATTCGTTGGCACTAACACATTCGTCCCTGGTACGTCTTATAGTGCTCCATACTCTTTATCGAGTGGCCAATCTTTCTATGAGTTCCAACCTGTCGCTTTAACTACCTCAGGCCAATTAACAATCGCCAACCAATCTGCATCAAGCGGAAAAGTATACGGCGTATTCAACGGTATCGAGTATACAAACTCTGATGGCCGTAGATCTGTAGCTAAGTATGCTCCATTGACTACTCTAGCCGCATCTACAAACATCGTGTTCTGGATTTTCTCTGATCCCGCAATCGTGTACGAAATTCAGTGTAACGGTTCCGTTACCTCAGCCGCTATCGGTACTGAATACAACTTTGACACAACAGCCGGTTCTACAGTAACTGATGGCTATGCTATCGGTGTAGGCGGCGCAGGTTTCTCTACTACAGCTTTGCTTGCAACTGCTGTTGGATCTGGAAACCAAGGTCAAGTTCGCGTAGTTGGATTAGGTCGTGAAGTTGCATATCCTGCCGGTAACACAAACCAGTGGGGCGATGCATACACAATCGTTCAAGTACAACTCTCTAACAATACCTTCGCCGCTCCGTCGGTATCGGTTTAATAATTTAACGAAAGGATAAGCCATGGCAACCCCAATGCGCAGTACGGACTTTCGTGCGGTAGTCGAACCGATTATCAACGAAGTCTTTGATGGTGTTTATGAGCAACGCGATGACGAATGGAAAGGATTTGTAGAACAGATCCAAGGTATCCCACGTAACTATCATGAAGAGGTAATGCTCTATGGTATGAACGCGGCTCCTGCAATGCCTGACGGCACTCCAGTGAGCTACGATCAAGGTGGTACATTGTACATCACACGTTTTATCTATCAAATCTACGGTTTAGCATACGCTATGACCAAAGTGTTGATGGAAGACGGTGATCACATCCGTATCGGCTCAACTTTTGCAAAGCACTTGGCTCAGTCTATGATTGAGACTAAGGAGACTTTGTGTGCTAACATTCTGAACTTTGCGTTCACTTCAGGATATGTTGGTGGTGACGGCGTAACGCTGATCAACACAGCTCACCCTGTAGCTAACGGTGGATCATACAGCAACCAGTTATCAACTGCCGCTTCATTGAGCCAGACATCCGTTGAGCAAATGCTTATTCAGATCCGTTCTGCAATCGACAACAACGGTAAACGTATCCGTCTGAAAGCAGAGCAATTGGTTGTTCCACCTGCATTGGAATTCCAGGCTGAGGTTATCCTCAAGTCTGTACTCCGTTCAGGTACAGCCGACAACGATTTGAACCCAATCAAGTCTACTGGTATGCTACCAAAAGGTGCTCACGTTGTGACACGTTTAAGCTCCAGTAAGGCATGGTTTGTTCAAACCGACGCAGAAAACGGACTCATGCTCGTAATGCGCCGCCCCATGGAGAAATCGATGGAAGGGGACTTCGAAACTGATTCTATGCGCTATAAGGCCACCGAGCGTTATGCTACGGGATGGCATGATGCACGTAACCTATTCGGTACTGCCGGATTGTAAAATGTCTCTATAGACTAAAGGGCTCACCCAAAAGGTGGGCCTTTTTCGCTTTATAGGGTATATTGTCATTAAACTATAATAATAAGGAAATAATATGGATTTCACAATTGACGTAAACGGTGTAACTCTCTCCCTATCTTCACCATACGAGTTAGACCTTACTTTTCTGCAAGATTTCCTGGATACCCTGGTTCCAGTGTTTGAGTGGGAACTTGAAGAAGACGAGGAAGATGATGGCGTAGAGTATGACGATGAAGACACAGCATGGTGGTACGATGAGGTAGAAGACGAGTGGTACTACTTTGATGAAGAGGAGTGGGTCCTTTACGAAGAAGACGAAGAAGACGAAGAGTAAACCTTAACGATCTAAACAGCCCGCCTATATGGCGGGTTTTTGTTTTTAAGGGCGATATATGTAACTATTTTGCATTAATATTAATAGGAAGAATAATCCCCAACAGGGCCCTGCCTACTTCCCAGGGCTACGATCAAGCGACTGAGTGGGACACCCTCTTGATAGGAAAAATCAAATGTCAGTAACCTATAATCAACCGATCCGCGTCTATAAGTACAACAACTCCACTAACAATGGCGTTATTGCACCGGATAATACAGGTGCAGTAGCTGTATCTCAACAAAATTCATTCTCAGGCGTTAATGCCGCAGGATTAATTACAACTTACGGAACAGGAAATGCCTCAACAACAGCAGATCCTTGCGTAATTCCTGCAGGCGCTATTATCACCAACGTCAAGTTATTTGAGACAACAGCACCATCAGCCTTTACCGGCATGGTGATCACTGTCGCGGTAAATGGCACATCAGTAGGAACAATCACACCTACAACTACTGGCGGAGTAATACCAATCGTATTCACAGCCACAGCCGCTGTCGCTACATTGCTTGCTAACGTTGGAACTTCTGACGCAGTAGTAACATACACCGTCGGTACAACTTCTGGTGTAACAGGCACATTGGCAGGTGTGTTCTCAATTGATTACACAGCACGTAACTATGACGGTTCTATCACGAACGTTGGTCAAGGCTACACAAATACTTAATTAATTGCCTATGGGGGCTAATCACCCCCAATTTTTTATTACAAGGAATTAATTATGTCATCAAACTTAATCACAAACTTACAACAAATACCATCACCACCTCAGTCTGTATCCAAGATGGGTACTACTGAGCCTTTTGCGTTACAGGTTGCCCGTAATCAAATTATGGGACATTCAGTCCTTAATATTAATGGATATCAGCCTGCTTTAGGTACGACACAAATTGCTTTATGGGAACTGGCTCAGGCATATGTATACCCAAATAGCAATGTAACAATGACACTCGTCAGTACATCTGCATCAGATACATCTGCCGTTAAGGTCACTATTAATGGATTAGATTCAAATTATAACCCAGTATCTGAGGTTGTTGCATTAAACGGTACGACTGGCGTTGCTACAGTAAATACATATTTCCGTATAAATTCATTAATTTTAAATGCAGGAAATAACGTCGGTACTATTACTGCGGCAAATGGCGGTAATACATATGCAGTAATATTACCAGGTAATGGCAGATCACAGATGGCCATATATACCGTACCTGCAGGATATACATTCTACTTAAACCGTATTAATGCATGGTCTGGTACATCACTATCAACTGGGAATTATATTCTTTATAACTTGGTGACAACAGCAAATGGAATAACATCATCAGCGGCACAAATTAGTTTTGAATTGTTTGTTGATGTGCATAGATATGCGCCAAATAGCTTTGCGGCAGGTACTGATATGCAATTTCAGTTTACTTCAAGTTCAGGCACACAACACGTTGCCGCATATGTTGAAGGCTACTTAGTTAAAAACGACGATCAAACGCCTCCAGTAGTTGGTGTGTAATGCCTAAGTACATAGATACACGGGGAAACAGCGTTATTTCTGTTGCAATCTGCGACAGATGTAGCCGCAAATTTCCCTATGTGGATCTAATGCCGGACCCAAATTTTCCAGGCATGCGCGTCTGTAAGGATGACCTGGATAATTTTGATCCTTGGAGACTTCCGGCACTCCAAACTGAAAATATTGCGCTAAGGTTCCCAAGACCTGATCAAAACATTGGCATCGGGCCAGTGGGTGGGGATCAGCTAACAACTGGCGTAGCACCAACCGGTCCGATTGATAGCCCAGTGGACGGAACAAGAAAGCCAAACAACCCAAGCCGAAATTCAATATTCATCACACAGACAAGACGAGATGCTACAAATGCAGGCGCTCCTGGTGATTTGACAAACTAAAACAATAAATATAAGGGTAAATCAGCATGGCTGATCAGAGCATATCACAACTACCCGTCGCAGTAACGGTCAATGGTACAGATTTAATACCGATTGTCCAAAACGGCGTAACAAAGCAGGCCATTGTCAACCAGATTGCCAATGCGGTATCCCCTGGTAAATTAATAACCAGTGTCGCGCTTTCAGGATATAACATAATTTTCTATTACAGTGACGGAACAAACTCGTCCGTCGGGCCTATTCCGGGGTATGTATCTGCCTCTATTAACGGGAGCGGTCATTTACTGTTAACAAACGCGGTTGGTGGGACTACAGACGTCGGTCAGGTAGTCGGAGCGACCGGAGCTACGGGCCCTACAGGGCCCACAGGCGCGACTGGGGCGACTGGTGCGACAGGCCCTGCCGGGACTAATGGAACTGCCGCCACAATTGCAATTGGTACTACAAACACAGGCGCGCCGGGTACAGGTGCGATGGTTAATAACTCAGGCACATCCACTGCCGCGGTTCTTAATTTTACATTGCCATCAGGATTAACAGGAACCACGGGTGCGACCGGTGCTACGGGACCTGCAGGACCTGGGGTTATTGCGGGAGGATTACCCGGCCAGGTACTAACAAAAGCAAACAACGTAGACTATCAAACAATTTGGACAACGGTTTCAGGTTCTGGAACAGTGACTAGTGTATCAGGATCTGGCGGTACGACGGGTTTAACGCTCACAGGCGGTCCAATTACAACAACGGGTACCCTAACCTTAGGGGGAACTTTAAACGTCCCCAGTGGCGGTACAGGGGCCGCTACACTGACCGGCTATTTGGTTGGTAACGGCACGTCGGCGTTTACTGCGGTAAGCACAATACCCACAACGGCGCTTAGTGGAACGATAACAAATGCTCAACTAGCTAATAGTTCGTTAACTATTGGAAGCACAAATATTGCTTTAGGGTCCTCAACAACATCCTTAAGTGGATTATCCGCACTTACCTGGGCAGGATCATCAAGCGGAACAGCCACATTGCAGGCCGCTCCAGTAGCAGGATCTGCGATTTCAATACTGCCTAACGTGGCCGGTGTGCTTGTAAACAGCGGTGGTGTTGGTGTAGTCACTAACACAATGCTATCTAATAGCGCGGTTACAATTGGCACAACATCAATTGCCCTTGGTGCTTCAAGTTTAACACTTGGAGGTTTGACTTCCGTTACGGTAACTCAGGATCCGGTAAGCGCACTTCAGCTTGCAACTAAGCAATACGTTGACTCTGTTGCCCAGGGTTTAAACACAAAAGCGCCAGTGTTGTGTGCTACAACAGCAAACATAACGCTATCTGGCGAGCAAACAATTGATGGCATTACGACATCTGCAAGTCGTGTATTGGTAAAAAATCAGACAACGGCGTCACAAAATGGTATTTATTTGTCCGGGTCTGGCGCTTGGACAAGGACAACAGACGCAAACACATGGAATCAACTTGTTTCAGCGTATGTATTTGTGGAAGAGGGTGCACTGCAAGCGGACACAGGTTGGGTTTGTACAGTTGACCCTGGCGGCACTTTAGGTACAACGGCCGTTACTTGGGTTCAATTTTCTGGGGCAGGCACATACACAGCCGGCACGGGCCTTACATTAGCCGGTACACAATTTAGTATTACAAACACTGCCGTAACTGCGGGATCTTATGGATCTGCAACGCAGGTGGGGACGTTTACAGTTAACGCACAAGGTCAACTAACCTTAGCAGGCAATACAACAATAACCCCGGCTTTGGGGTCTATTACCGGCTTGGGTACTGGAGTCGCAACGGCACTATCAAACGCCGTTGGATCCGCAGGCGCTGTAGTGGTTAACGGGGGTGCTCTTGGCACACCAAGTTCTGGAACAGCAACCAACCTAACAGGGCTCCCAATAAGTACAGGCGTTTCGGGCTTGGGTACTGGGGTAGCTACAGCCTTGGCTGTAAACGTAGGATCTGCGGGTTCTCCGGTTATTAACGGTGGTGCGCTTGGCGTACCAAGTTCTGGCACGGTTACAAATTTAACAGGAACCGCAAGTATCAACATCAACGGTACGGTTGGCGCTACTACACAAAACACAGGCGCGTTTACGACTGTTACGGCTAATGCGACGACTTCAGGCACATCCTCAACAGGAGCATTTTCTTACGGAACACTGAGCTACACGGATGTAAACCACATCCTGACCATGCAAGGCAATCAGAATAATTATGTTCAGATGGAGATCCAAAACACCAATACAGGTGCGGCGGCTTCTGCTGATGTGATAGTAGGAAACAACAACACGACCGCAACCACCTACTACGGTGATTTCGGTATGAACAGCTCGGGTTGGACTGGAACACCGGGCACTAATAGCTTTGGCGCACCTAATATGGTGTACTTGACGGCTACAACTGGTGATTTATTATTAGGCACAACAACAGCTAACTCTATTCGGTTTGCTGTAGGTAGTGGTGCCGATGCAATGCAAATTAACGGAACGACATCAATTGTGTCCTTCCCAACCACTGGTGCTATTACTTTGCCGGTGGGAACAACTGCTCAAGAGCCTGCGGCACCAACCGCAGGTATGTTGCGTTTCAATACAACAACATCACAATTTGAAGGCTATAACGGCACAACATGGTCATCTGTAGGTGGGGCGGCGATTAGTAACGTCACCAACAATGCTACATATTATCCATTGTTTGCTAATGCGACCTCTGGCACCGCATTAACAATTTATACATCTAACCCCAACTATACATACAACCCAAGCACTGGAAACTTACAGGCACCTCAACACTACTCAAGCAATGGTATGACAGTAAATAGTCTGACTGTGTCAGCAAGTTACACCATCCCAACGGGAGCAAGTGCAATGTCAGTGGGTCCCGTAAGCGTGGCAACAGGTCAGACAGTAACAGTCCCAACGGGTAGTCGTTGGGTTGTTCTATAAGGAGAATACATGAGTTCAGCAATCTTAGCGGGCGGGGCATCAGGTAGTGGGACATACACCCTACAAGCACCTAACACAAACAGCAATCAAACAGTTACGATGCCTGACGTAACAGGAACAATGATGATTAGCGGTAATATGCCTGCGTTTAGAGCATATTCTAGCGGAAACCAAACAATATCAAATTCAACATACACCAAAATAACTCTAAACAACAAAAATTTTGATACAAACAATAATTTTGATTTGACAACAAATTATCGTTTTACACCAACCATTGCCGGTTATTATCAAATTAATGGTCAAGTCTTTTTTATTGGTAATGCTTCAGGTCAAGTTCAAATTGCCATTTATAAAAATGGAACACAATATAACTTTGGAAGTGGAACAAACAACAATGTGAATATTGGTGGACAAGTTGTTGTTTCAGATTTAGTTTATATGAATGGAACTACTGATTATGTTGAATTGTGGGGATGGCAAGGTTCAGGTGGAAATTTGAATACTTACACATCTGGAAATTACATGAGTGGATATTTGGCAAGGACAGCATAATGTACGAAAAATTAATAAAATTATATCCATCATTAACTGATGTTGATTTTTCACCAATTACAGGCACAATTCGCCTAGAAAACGCATTAGACGAGCGTGGAGATTACATAGCCAAATGGGAACATCCAACTCTTGCACAACCGACGCAAGCACAACTTGAGGCAACAGGAAAATGAGCTACGGAACAGTCTTAGCAGATCAAATACAGAACACCACAGGATATTCTCTTGGTGCCGGTGATGCCTCTTTAATGAAGAATCGCATTATTAATGGTGCGATGGTTGTTGACCAAAGAAATTTAGGGGCTAGTATTACTCCAACAACAAACCCAACATACACTGTTGATAGATGGTTTGCGGCTCCTTCTTCTGCATCAAAATTTAGCGTTCAACAAACAACCACAGCACCTGCTGGTTTTTCTTATAGTTTAAAAATGACCTCTTTGGCGGCAACATCAGTTGGTGCTACAGATTACTATGAGATGTATCAAGCAATTGAAGGGTACAACATCGCTGATTTGGGTTGGGGAACTGCAAATCCTAAAACAGTCACATTGTCATTTTGGGTTCAATCAAGTCTGACTGGAACCTTTGGAGGAACATTTTTAAGTGGTGATATTGGTGCAACATATCCTTTCACTTACACAATTTCCTCTGCAAATACATGGACACAAATTAGCGTAACCGTAACTGGTCCAACAACCTACAACTTTGGAACAACCAATGGTGTTGGTTTCTATGTTGGATTTAATTTGGGTGCTGGTGCTTCAGTATCAGGAACTGCAGGTGCTTGGACTGGAAGTTTTATAAGAGCGCCAAGTAGCACGGTTCAGGTTGTTGCAACCAATCTCGCAACTCTCTACATCACAGGCATACAACTAGAAGTAGGAAGTACTGCTAATGGATTTGAGTATCGTCAGTATCAGCAAGAGTTGGCTTTATGTCAGAGATATTTCTTTATTCTTCAATGTGTTGATTCTTCAACTGTTTTAGGTTCAGGATATAACGATACTACAACTGCTGCTGCGTTTTTTATTAAATATCCTGTAACAATGCGAACATCGCCAACTATTACAATTTCTTCTTTGAAAACTTACGGTGTAAATTCAACAAATATATCTTCCATATCTAGCTCAAGCATTGGAACCGACACGGCAAGATTATATGGGGCATTATCAGGCTCTGTAACTGCTGGTCAAGGATGTTTATTAGCAGGTCAATCTTCATCTAGCTATTTAAATGGAAGTGCGGAGTTATAAAATGTATAAACAATGTTTAGAAAAAGATGGTGCTATTGCTCCTTGTGTAATCCGCACAACAGATGGTGCTTGTATACCTTTTGATGAAGCCAACACAGACTACCAACAATTTGTCCGTGACATTAAAAATGGCGTTCAATTGAATGATGCAAATGGAAATGCCATAACTGGTACTGAGTTAACCACTTTTATATCTACATTACCATAATGGGAAAACCGATTAATAATCTTCAGGGGTTTACTTTTGGTTCATTAACTGTATTGCAGTTGGGTGAATCAAGGGGGAATGGTGCATTTTGGCTGTGTCAATGTAAATGTGGAACACAAAAAGAAGTTCGTTCATCAGATATGGTTCAAGGTAAAGTTAGATCTTGCGGTTGTGAACATTCGCAAAGAATAGGTAATTACAATAAAACGCATGGACTTACAAATACAAGAACATACCGTATTTGGAACAACATGAAAACCAGATGTAAAAAGCATATTGATTATGCCAAGCGTGGCATTAAAGTGTGTGATGAATGGCTCAAGTTTGATAATTTTGTAGCTGACATGGGCTTGTGCCCTGACGGAATGAGCCTTGATAGAATTAATGTTAACGGTAATTATGAGAAGTCTAATTGCCGTTGGGCAACCCAAGAACAACAAATGAACAATACAAGGGCTAATGTATGGCTTGAGTTTGATAACAAACGGTTAACTGTTGCTCAATGGGCTAGAGAACTTAACATTAAACCAAGCACATTAAAAGCCAGAGTTAAATACGGCTTTCCAATAGAAAGGATATTAGATCCAATGATACAAACAAAACAACGCAAAAAAGACTTAGCTAATGGAGTAGCTCTTGAAGACGCAACAGGAACGGCAATGACGGCAGATCAAATAAAAACATTCTTGGAGACATTGCTATGACAATGGTTTTAGATGGCACAAATGGATTGACATACCCAACATGGACTACTGCAACACGCCCTGCAAGTCCAGCGACTGGGCAAATGGGATACAACACTACTTATGGTGGAACTGAAATTTATAACGGCAGTGCTTGGGATACTATTACTGGTGGTCCTGCATTTAGTGCTTATGCAAATGCAAGCCAAACAGTTTCATCAAATGTAATTACAAAAGTTGCATTACAAGTAAAAGAATTTGATACTGCATCAGCCTTTGACAATACAACAAATTATCGTTTTACTCCTCAAGTTGCTGGTTATTATCAAGTAAATGCTCAACTTGATTTAGTAGGAACAGTAACTACTGTTCAAGCTATTGTTTCTGTTTATAAAAATGGAGCTGCAACTTCATGGGGTGTTAATACAAATCCAAGTGCTGCTTTGGCATCTGATGGAAATACAAACCTTTCTTATTCGACTTTAGTTTATTTAAACGGATCAACAGATTATATAGAGTTATATGGTTATTATTTTGGTGGCACTTGTACCTTTAGCACTTCTGGAACGTCATACTACACATCAAGATTTTCAGGTTCTTTAGTGAGGTCTGCATAATGTTATATGAACAAATAATTGCAATTTATCCATCATTAACAGATGCTGATTTTTCACCTAATGGTGGAACTATTCATTTGCAAAACGATAGCGATGGTAAAGGTGATTACATAAAGTCATGGACAAATCCTAATCCACAACCAACAGAGGCGCAATTACAAGCGACAGGGAAATAAATGGAAGAAATAAAATTATCAGTACAAACAATTAACATGATTATGGGCTAAAAAAGGACAACAAATGGCACAAACTGGTTACACACCAATACTCTTATACGCAAGCGGAACGGCGTCTGATATACCGAGCGCGTCCAATTTAACGAGCGTAGCAACCGGATGTGAGTTGGCGATCAACTACACAGACGGAAAGCTGTACTATAAGGACAATAATGGCGTGGTGCAGTTACTGGCATCCAAGGCAACGACCACGGTATCTGCTGTTATAACAGGATCTGTGCAGATGTGGGCCGCGGCCACTGCACCATCAGGATATCTATTCTGTAGCGGACAGGCGGTATCGAGAACAACCTACTCGGCACTGTTCGCGATAATTGGCACAACGTTCGGTGTCGGTGATGGATCGACCACATTCAACGTACCAAACTTTAGTGGGTCTATGCCTATCGGCGTAACGGCCTCTAACTCGTCAAGTTTTACCGGATCAATATCCGGAACAACTTTAACGGTGACAGCGGTCGCGTCTGGTCCGATAGCGATAAACCAGGTCCTAACGGGTACCGGAGTAGCCTCAGGGACAACAGTAACTGGATTTGTATCAGGCACACTGGGTGGTGTCGGTATATACACAGTCAGTGTATCTCAAACGCTATCATCGTCATCAATTACAGGCACACTATCCGCAACAGCGCTCGGCGCAACAGGTGGCGCGGCACAGACTGCACTTACATCTTCCTCTCAGTTACCAAGCCATAACCATACTGCGGTATCTACTGACTCTGGTCACATACACGCTATTCGAGCATACCCGAATGCTTCTAGTAGTGGTGGTGGAGGTCTTGACGTTGGAGCATCCGGCAACTACAACACAAACACAGGGTACGCGAACGTTACAACAACCATTGGAAACACTGGTGCAAGTGCGGCGTTTGGAACAATATCACCATACCTCGGTATCAACTTTATCATCAAAACTTAATTTTCAACTAGGAGTATTTCATGTCATTTTTAAAAGAAATTCGTACACACCTCAAAGCATTTGACTCAACAGCAAAGGCCGATATTGAGAAATTCATCCAACTCCTGGAGGAAATATATTCAGCGCATCATGTTGTTGCTCTTGGTCAGGCCCCAGTATCTTCAGTACCACCAACAAGACCTGACTCAGCCGTACCGGCATCAACAACTGGCAGTATCTCCCCGATACAGCAACAAGTTATTGCCGCCGCAACGGCCGCACCTGCACCTGCACCCGTTAGCGTAGCACCAGTAGCCGCGCCCGTAGCTGTAACAATCACAACTACAGAACCTACTGTAATTACACCTACATCCATTACGCCTATTGCGTCACCTACAGCAACAACAGTGAGCGCGTAATGGTCTCAGAATCAATTGATTTATTCAAGTACGGTCAACTGGTAGCTAATGTAGAGATACTTGAGAAAAAGATCGACAAGTTGGAGCAATCTGTCTGCCAACTTATCGAACTCGCCAATAAATCCAAGGGTGGTTTTTGGGCCGGGATGGTCATCGTATCTGGCATAAGTTCCTGCATAGGCTACTTGACGCACTTTATAACAATTAAGTAGTGGATCCGTTATCACTTGCTATGATGGCCTTTGGTGCCATCAAGCAAGGTGTAGCGATATACAAGGAAGTATCAGGCACTGCACACGATGTGCAAAACATTGTATCAGACCTGGGAAAGCATGTCGGCGATTTCTTTGATCATCAAGAAAAAGCCATTGAAGATTTTAAAGAAAAAGAAAAGAACCCGCCAAAGGATAGATCTGATAGCGCTATAGCGCTCGATAATATCCTGGCCCGAAAGCGCTTAGAGAATGCTGAGACTGAACTACGCGAGTTGTTAATCTATCATGCACCGCCTGAACTGGGGGCTGTATGGGAAGATTTTCAAAAAGAACGCGACAGGCTACGGGCTAAAAAAGCAAAAGAAGAAGAGCGGGAAAGAAAAGCCGAGCTTGCAACGCAGATTAAACGTAAGGCCTTTGCAGATAAATGGCACCTACGGTTTGCAATTATGTGCGCCGTATTGTGCGTAAGCTTCGTAATGTCTGGCGTGATGTACGCAATCCATACAGACTATGAGGCACGCAAGAAAGCAAATGCAAAAGAACAAGAGTTCTTTGAAAGAAACTGGGAAACAGACCCCAGGGTGATTGAATGTTGGAGACTGGTTAAAGAGACCGACATGTTGCCGAAGTACTGCAAATAGGAGAATAGTATGGACTGGCTAAAAACAATTTGCCCAACAATAGCGACATGCCTGGGTGGCCCACTTGGTGGACTGGCCTATGAGGCGGTTGCAAAGGCACTTAACATAACACAAGACGACGCCAAAAAGATGCTCGATGATGGCAAGCTCACATCGGATCAGATCGCAAGCGTTCAGCTTGCTGAGGTGCAATTAAAGGCCAAGGCTCAAGAGCTTGGACTTGACTTTGAGCAACTGGCGGTATCGGACCGAAAGTCGGCAAGGGATATGCAGACGAGTTCGCACTCGTTTATTCCTCCCGCCCTCGCTATAATGGTCACATTCGGGTTTTTTGGAATATTGGTTGGATTGATGATGGAGACATTTAAGACAAGCGATGCCCTCCTGCTTATGCTCGGTAGCTTAGGAACAGCCTGGACGGCCATTATGTCGTTCTACTTTGGGTCCTCAGCCGGCAGTCAGGCCAAAGACAAACTACTGCAGAAATCTGCAACACTATAATATGAAAAAAGCGCTTTTGGCGCTCTTATTGGTGCTTGACGTATTCATCACCTGGCAACCACAAATTCAAAACTTAGAAGAGAAGATAATGGCAATAGCAAAATCAACCTTGGCATTTGTTACTAAAGAAGAGGGATTCAAAACCAAGGCATATGCCGATACTAAAGGTCTGATGACCATTGGAGTAGGGCATCTAATAAAGCCAGATGAGGCGCATCTAAAAGATGCTATCTTATCCCTTGACCAGGTCGAAGATCTTCTACAGAGCGATTTAAAGTGGTGTGATGAGGCCGTTAATCAATCAATTAAGGTGCCACTCAACCAAAACCAATACGATGCACTGTACAGCCTTTGTTTTAACATAGGCGCGACGCATTTCAAAGAATCCACCGTGGTCAAAAAGATCAACCAGGGGGATCTGACGGGAGCGGCCGATGCCTTTCTAATGTGGAACAAACCGCCTGAACTGGAGGGCCGACGCAAGCGTGAAAGGGCCCTTTTCCTGGGGCAAGAACAGTAATAGTTATGCATTAGTATATATATAGGAAGTGAAAGGAGAATGCAACTCTTGTTTGGACCACGAAACCAAACTAGCTTCCCAATATACAACTATCGTGGAGTTAAAAATGAAAAGATTGAATCCTGAGACAGGTATGCCTTTTAAAAAAGGACATTTAGACAAAAATGGCAGAGTTTTTTGGAACTATAAAATTAGTCAATCTGTTAAGAAAGACGGATATTTTGCTGAAAATTGGTGTTCAAATTTATCTCAATTTAAAAAACAAAAAGAGATTAGTTTAAAACTTTTATCAAAAAATAAAAAATATTCCAAAAATCCTTATAGTCCATCATTGGATAAAATAGATTCTAAAATAAAAGAATATTCTGAATCAAACACAAGAGTTGTGCTTTCTTGTGTTAATGACGCTCTAAATCAATACGGCTTAGAGCATTTTTTAAAAGTGGCTAAAGCCGTAATAGACAAACAAAAAGGGGATTAATATGGAAGGTTTTACAAAAATGGTGAAAATGCAACACTTCAAAGAAGGTGGTGCGGTCAAAGTTAACGTATTTAAAAAGGGCGGTAAGGCCATGGCTGAAGGTGGCAAGGCCGACATGAAGCAAGACGAGAAGACAGCCAAGAAGGTAGTTAAGTCTGCATTTGGCATGCACGATAACCAGTTACACGACGGCGAAAAAACGGACCTCAGCAAGTTACGCAAGGGTGGACGTGCTAAGAAAGAAGGCGGAAACGTCCGCAAGTACAAAGCCGGCGGCGCTATTGAGATGAAAAAAGACGCAGGCGATTTGGATAAAATAAAAAAGATTAAAGATACAGAGCCAAAGAAAGCATCGGCCCCGTCTGAGGCAGTAAAGCGCCCATCAAGCCGCGCAAGTGATGTAGAAAAAGAGAAAAGCAAGCCCGCAGGCGAAAAGGACAAGATCAAAAAGGTCCCGCCCACTGGCGATAAGAAGGCCGACGCAGAGTCTAAGGCCAAGGCTAAATCCGGTAAAAAAGGCATTGACGCAATTGACGACATAGATGGTGCCGCAAAAAAGTTTAAAGCCGGTGGATCCATCAAGAAGATGGCCGCCGGCAGTTTAACTGGTGAATTATTAAACCCACTACAGCGTCAACAAATTGCACAGAGTATGTACCAACCTGCTAACGTAGGTAACGTACCTCAGCAACAGCCTGCACCGTTAATGCAACCGCAGAACATGACTCAGGCGAGACCTCAACAACCCGGCATGATCCCACAAGGCATGCAACAACCAATGCAACAATAACATGGCAAAACCCGGACTTTATGCGAATATTCATAAAAAGCAAGAACGTATAGCCAAAGGTTCGGGTGAGCACATGAGAAAACCTGGGTCCAAAGGTGCCCCAAGCGCTAAGGACTTTAAGGATTCAGCTAAAACAGCAAAGAAAAAGGTAAAGTAACATGCCAATCGTTTCACGCGCTCAAGAACGTCTCATGCAAGGCGTTAAAAACAATCCCGAGTTTGCTAAAAAAGTTGGAATACCTAAAAAGGTAGGGGCAGAGTTTGTTAAAGCAGGTAAGGCCAAGGCTAACCTCCCCGCACGGAAATCATCTGGCCGTGGAAGGTAATTTGTGGCTTACTCCGGAACAACAAACCAAACTTCGGTTAATGTAGATCAGTTAATAGCCTACTCGTTTCGTGACTGTGGGAAGCAAGCTGAGGAGATGACTCCTGAGCTTGTTAACACAGCCAAACAGGCACTTTTCTATATACTTCAAAACAGCGTAAACCGTGGCCCAAATTTATGGCTACTTGAGAACGTTGTGCTCGGCGCTCAGTCAAATCAGCAGACACTATCTCTGCCGACTAATACGATTGACGTGCTTGAGGCTAACTGGGTCTATATACAGACACCACAAATATCTTCAGCATTACCAGTTGATAACGCAACCTCAGCAGTTGTTTTTGACGGCAATTTAAACGGATACGGGACTACGACAACTGGTGAAAACTGGTTTGGCGCGGCGTATGGCCAGGCAACTTCTGTCTATTACGTCGGCTTTAATGCCTACAGCCCAACAAACGGATCCACTGTAACGTATAACTTAGTGTACGAGACAAGTAATGATGGCGTGACGTGGACTGAACAGTTTCAGATCCCAACAACTACCGTATCAGACAAACAGTGGACGTATGCACCGGTTAATATTACTCAAGGATTTTATTATCACAGACTGAGGGAGACTGTAGCAACAACATTCTCCGTTCGTCAGATCGTATTTGCACAATCACAGCAGGTCATTCCATTAGCTCGACTTAATCGCGACGATTACTGGAACCTACCAAACAAACAATTCCCAAGCGTAAGATCGCTCCAGTACTGGTTCAATAGAACAATTGACCCACAGATGTACTTATGGCCGGTGCCGTCAAATGACTTTCAGGTATTCCAGTTGGTTATTGAGACACAGCCACAGGATGTCGGGTCTTTAACAAATCAGTTGTACCTACCAAATCGTTGGATACCATACATTCAGTCTGAATTGTCATACAAATTGGCGTTTCAGTTACCTGAAGTTGATTCTGGAAGACGAGCAGAATTAAAAGCACTTGCGCTACAAATGCGTACAGAGGCCGAGGAAGAGGACCGCGATAAGTCGCCTATTTACTTCCAACCTAACTTCTCATACTACACAAGATGACAACCACATCAGTAATGACATATGATTCGCTGACTGCGGACATCATTAACTATACAGAACGTAATGATCCACAGTTTGTGGCAACTATCCCGACCATTATTGCGTTGGCTGAGGCGTCTATTGCCGCCGAGTTGAAAACATTTTTACAACTGATTGTTGTAGAGACCACACTAGCACAAAATCAAACTGTACTGGCAAAGCCTGCAAGATGGAGAAAAACAGTCTCCATGAAGATCAACGGCGAGCCAATGCTTTTGCGCAGTCAAGACTATGTGGCGATGTATCAAAATGAGTCAAGTAGCAGTCAGCCACAATACTATGCAGACTATGACTACATGAACTGGACGTTTGCACCAAAACCAGATGCATCCTACCCAGTTGAGATCATATACTATAGTCTAGTTCAACCGCTTGACTCAAACAATCAAGAAAATCTTTTTACTGCAACAACACCTCAGCTAATGCTGTACGGGTCTATGTACCATGCAATGGTCTACCTCAAGGCGCAAGATAAAATAGCAATCTGGAAAGGTTACTACGACAGCGCTATGGCGGCAATCAAGAAAGAAGATAACTCACGTCGTATTGACAGAAACGTATCTGTTCAGGAACCCTAATAAATGTCAACATTCACATCCCCGTTTACTGGTACCGTTATTGAACCAACGGACGTATCGTATTACGCGCTTTCTTTTAGTGCAAACACACCACTCTACTGGCCGTCTGTTGTTAACCCGACCCAGGTCTCCGCGGCCAGGATTATGGACTGCACGCCAACAGCAAACGGGCTGACTATACTACTGCCTGAGGCAGATCAGGGCTCTGTTGGATCGGATATATTGTTCAACAACAAGTCATCTCTGTACTCATTTGTTGTAACGGACGCATCTGGTCAGAACGGAACGACTGTAGCACCTGGTGCATCACTTTACTTTTATTTAACTAATAACTCAACCTTTGCAGGTGTTTGGGGTAATACTATATTCGGTATTAACTCATCTGTTGCAAGCGCCAGTACGCTCGCAGGCGCGGGTTTGACAGTTATATCAGGCCAATTAGCGGCAACGAGTAACGTAGTTCAGGTATCGGTCGCACCAACAATTACAAACGCCAGTCGTGGTAATACTTATGTATGGACGGCGGGAGTGGGGACACTGACATTACCATCAACAAGCGGACTATC